TTTTAGGAATTGTTTTGTATTCCTCTTCATCACAGTAAATACAATAACGAGACAGTGTTCCTTCAGAAAATTTTGTGGCTTTTTCAGATACTTTCCAGTTACTAAAAACATGAGCTGTTTTAGGGATTGATCGACGCTGATATTCATGGCATACAGAACAATAGCGAGTTTCTACACCTTCATCCTCACAATCGGCTTTATACAACACTTCCCACTGATCGTTGTTGTGCTGACATTCAGCAAGAACAGACAATGGGGACGAAAGAGCTAAAGTAGTGGCTACCAGTACAAAAATTTTCTTTTTCATAACTCATCCTCCTTTATCTTTTTTAAGTCGTAACGTGGACCTTTGCGGATATCCAAAATGTAAGGGTCAGGCATTTCATAGTCACCCCAGCATGTACGAAGGATTTCTTTTTTAGAAATATTTTCCTTTGAAGTGTCTGCAAATTCAAGTCCTTTTTCCATCGCCATCTTTCGAATCTTTTGAAAATTTTTTGAGTTTGAGTTCTTCATTCGAGAATAGCCGTTTAAGGATTTCGGGGCAATTCTTGGCAGATGTTTCAAAATCCAAAAATATTCTTTTTCTGTTTCTTTCTTTAATCGCATTTCAGATGCATATTTTTCATAGGCAGCCTTTTCGATATTTCCCCTATTATCAATAAAAGGGCGGTTACTAAAAGCAATAATTCGATCAGGGTCACAATATAATGGCTCGCTAATTCCCCAGATAAAAGAGCAGGCAGACAGACGAGTTTCCCAAAAATCTTCAGGTAGAACAGGAAAACGGGTGTCAGAACCGGAAATACTGAAAACCCTGCCGCGATACATTGCCTCTTTAGCACTTGCAGGTTCGTGGTAAGAAGCTTCTAGTAAATCAGTGCCTAATTTTGCGGCATCTGAGAGAACTTTATTTTTAAATTCATTTTGAAAGTTCTTTTCTTGTTTGGCACCTTCAAGAGATACTTCCTCAGCTTCGTCCCATTGATTATTTAACTTTAAATATTTTTCTAAACGTTCAAAGCAATCCGGATATGGCATAGGAGAGAATGGGATGATTTCAACAGCTTTTTCTAAGCAAGCTATAGCACATTCCATATCTCCCTCTTTTTTAAATTCTGTGGCTTTGCGTTGCAAAACATATTCAATGCTATCCATAAAATCATCGGGAAGTTCAAATTTTTCTGTAGGAACAGGAATAGATAAAATGTCCTCTAATGTATCCATCTTGTAATTGATTGCAAGAGGATCGTATTTTTCCATAACTCATTTTCTCCTTTATGTGTTTTATATTTCAAAGGCTCGCACCTATGATTTCACTTTTTTTCATCCCCGCCAGTGACGGCTCAAAGAATACAACATAATTATCTACTTCGGCACACACGCCATACTTGGAGCGATAGCGATCAATCGCATCCTGAAAAAATTCTTCTGTAACCCCAAGATATTCAGCAGCTTCGTGCCTTGAATGACAGCCTTGCTTATATGCATTTACTAGTCCGATCAGACCGATCTGCTGGTTATATGCCCAGAGCCTGCCTTTTAGTTCTTGTTTGCGGTTCTCTACATCGCTCTGATCGGTGATATCTCCAACAGCGGTGTGATAGTGTCCGATTTCTTCGGCAAGAACACAGGCTTTTTCAATGGATGTGTCTATTCCCTGATGGATTGCAATACGGTTTTTGTATATTCGCCCGCCGTATCCTGGAATGTTCTTTTCTTTTACTATCAGATTTTCAGCATCTGAGAGTTTCAACAGTTCTTCATATGTCACTTAAATCACTCCCATTCGCTATCATCATACATAATATCATCTGCATTTTTCTTTTGCTCTGCCGTAGCCCCTCTGTCATTGGCGGCATCCAGTGCAAGAGAATCGTCCATTTGCTGAATGTCATAAAGCTTTTTTGCATAAGAGTTGACTCTTACCTGATTGTCTGATGATAACTGAACGTATACATCTTCTAGTTCTTTTAACTTCCCATGATGTTTTTCTATGTTGGTAATGAATTTCGAATAAACCTCTTTCGGTGCTTCTTTACCGGAGAAATGGGAATCATATTCTGTCCATCCCATAAGATATGCTGGCGTGGTGTCGAGTGCCTTTGCAAAAGCTACAATTTTTTTCTGTGGTAGCCCTCGACCATCTTGTTCTATTTTATTTATAGAAGATCGTGATTTGTATCCTACTTTTTTTGCAAGTTCATCTTGAGATAAATTCAATTCTTCACGGCGGAGTTTTATTCGTTCACCTATATCCATATTGTTCACCTCCATGTTTGTATAATAGCATGATGTAGAAAAAAATTCAACATTTATTTAATAAAAATGTTGACAAAAATTGAACAATGAGTTATTATAACGATGTAGACAAAATGCCAACAAAGAAAGGAGGAAAAAAGGTGACAGACACAAAAAGACTTCTGGAAATAATAGAAGCATCTGGTTTAAAAAAGAAGTACATTGCACACGAACTTGGACTTACGCCATATGGATTGCAGAAAAAGATCGAAAATAAAAATCAGTTCAAAGCAATCGAAATAAAAATGCTTTGTGATCTTTTAAAAATAACTTCTTTAAAAACTAAGGACGAAATTTTTTTTACTTCAGATGTAGACAAAACGCCAACAAAGGAGACGGAATGAACGAAATTGTGTATATGAAGAATGATGAAGCGGTCTGCGATAGCTTACAGGTGGCCGAGAAGTTCGAGAAGAGACACGACCGAGTTTTAAGGGCAATAGATAACCTGCTGGGAACGCTCCCCAAAAATGGGGAGACCTCAAAAATGTTTATTCTTAGCAAGCGAAAAGCTGATGATGGACAATTTCATAGAATGTATCTAATGAATAGAGATGGCTTCTCATTGTTAGTTATGGGATTTACTGGGAAGAAAGCCCTTGAATGGAAATTGCAGTACATAAAGGCTTTTAACCAGATGGAGAACTTCATCAAAGAAAAATCCACACAGGTCTGGATTGAAACAAGAAGAAGTGGAAAACTCACAAGAAAAGATGAAACAGATACTATCCAGAAACTGGTGGAATATGCCAAGGAACAAGGCAGTCAGCATGCAGATAAGCTTTATATGACCTATTCAAAACTTGCAAATAAGATGGCGGGAATTTCAAAAAGAGATGAAGCTTCGGTGATGCAGCTTAATAATCTCTCAATGATGGAGCACATCATTTTGTGCGTTATCGATTCTGGAATTATATCTGAAAAACATTATAAAGAGATTTACCAAGACTGCAAGAAACGACTGGAACTGGTGAAAAATCTGGCGTATTTGGAACAGAAAGCGGGGTAGAGATGAAATCTATTGTAGCAGACAATCTTTCAAATATAATCAAAGAAAAATGTCTTAAGCAGTGCACAGTAGCCCAAAAAGCAGGGTATTCAAAGCAACAGCTTACAGACATGTTGAAAGGAAGAAAAAGGATAAAAGAAACAGACATTCTCAGACTTGCATCCGCACTTGATGTAGATGTAAGTGTGTTGCTTAAAACTGAGGCAGATTCGAAACAGTCAGATGAAGCAAGCGATAAGCAGCGAGAAAAAGAACGCCCGGATGTGCGAGCGTTCGTAAAATTATTAAAAATTGAAGATGGCTATGCAGTATGTGATGTGAGGTTCAAGGTAGTAAAGCCAGATGAAGAACAGGAGGTAACAGACCATTGATGAAACATTATATTTCAGACATCAAAAAGCAAGCCGAGAAAGTCACAACAGCAATTACAGGAGCAGAGATGCGAGAAGCAGTCTCGAGTGCGTTCAGTGATACCGCAACAGCATTAGAGACAATGGAAGAATCCTATAGAAAGCGAGGTGAGGAAATGCGGAAAGCATTAGCAATCCTGTTGCTGTTCTGGATTGTGATTCTGACGATGAATGAATAGGAAAGTGAGGTGAGCAACATGAAAACATTCGGTGAAAAGCTGAAACAAGCCATGCAGAAATTGCATTTAAACCAAATCCAAGTTTCCGGTCTGACAGGAAAGAGCAAAGGTTCAATTAGCCAGTATCTTTCTGATAAACAGGTACCACCAGAAGAAACGCAGGTGGATATAGCATTGGCACTTGGACTGGCTGAGGATTATTTCTCGGATAAAAACGATAAATTTTCTGTACTTCCGACTAAGGAAATAAGAAACAAAATCATTCCGAGGTTAGATATTAACGAAGCAGCAAAAATGCTCGGAATGAACCATAATACAGTTCGAAAAGGACTGCAACAGGGAGTTTTCCCGTGGGGGTATGGTATCCGGACGTCGGAAAACCGATGGGTGTACTTTATCAATGCAAAGAGATTTGCGGAGATTGAAGGAATTGCATTTTAAGAAAGGACAAGCAATGAAAAGAAGAGAAACAGAAGTAGCAGAAGAAGCGGAAGAAACAACAGGAGCGGCTGTACTCGCCCCGATTTTAGCCACAGTGGCAGCAATATTTGCCTTCTGGTGGCTGGGAAAATACAGCACGATTTGTGAACGCGATATTATCGGCACTGCCATCACAGTATGGTGTGCGGTACTGATCCGTGTGCTGATGTGGGTAAAGTAAGGAGGAAGCAGAATGAAAAAATACGAATTGACAGAAGAAACGTTCACAGTTTTCGGAAAAACACTGTACCGGATCAGAGCAGTGCGTGATTTCGGGTCTGTCAAAACTGGAGAGTTCGGCGGATACATCGAGAAAGAGGAAAATCTTTCACATTTCGGTGATGCGTGGGTTTACGGCAATGCAAAGGTTTACGGCAATGCAAAGGTTTACGGCAATGCAAAGGTTTCCGGCGATGCAAAGGTTTCCGGCGATGCAAGAGTCTCCGGCGATGCAAGAGTTTTCGACAATGCGTGGGTTTACGGCGAAGCAAGAGTTTTCGGAAATGCGTGGGTTTACGGCGATGCAAGAGTCTCCGAAAATGCGTGGGTTTACGGCGATGCAAGAGTTTCCGGCGATGCAAGAGTTTTCGACAATGCGTGGGTTTACGGCAATGCAAAGGTTTACGGCGATGCAAGAGTTTCCGGCAATGCGTGGGTTTACGGCAACGCAGAAGTTTTCAATACGAGGCATTTCTTTGTACAAGGACCGATCGGGAGCCGGGATGGATACGTTACATTTTACAGGACTAAGGATGATACGGTAGAGGTAAGATGTGGCTGCTTTTCTGGAAGCCTCCAGGAATTTGTCAATCAAGTAGAGGAAACACATGGAGGCAGTAGATACGAAAAGGAATACAAGCTTGCAGCGGAACTGGCAAAGGTATGTATCCGTCTGGAGGGGGAAAGCAGATGATCTGGGTAAATGAAGGACGCGACCAGGAAGCCAGAGCCATCCTGGAACTGGCTGGGATTGATTCGGACAAGTACCGGATCTGGCACCATAACAGCATCTATGTGCATGCAATAAATGAAGAGACGGAAGAATCGGTGATCGTTGAGAAAGCGACACTCGAGGTAGTAAAAAGTCCCGGTGCTTTGGCGGGCGATCCGGGACACAAAAATAACATTTCAAGCTCATTATAGAGCAAACATAGGAGGTAAATCAAGTGAAAATCAATAAATTAGAGATTGAAAACGTCAAGCGAATCAAAGCGGTCCGATTGGAACCTGCACAGAACGGCCTGACGGTGATTGGTGGAAATAATAACCAGGGGAAAACCTCGGTACTGGATTCCATTGCATGGGCTTTGGGCGGTGAAAAATACCGCCCGTCTGAAGCGGCAAGAGCTGGATCAGCAGTGCCGCCAGCCTTAAAGATTGTAATGGATAACGGTCTGATCGTGGAGCGAAAAGGGAAAAACAGTGCACTGAAAGTAACAGATCCGTCCGGAAAGAAAGCAGGTCAGCAGCTCTTGAATGAATTTGTGGAGGAGCTTGCACTGAACCTTCCGAAATTCATGGAGGCATCCGGAAAAGAAAAAGCACAGACCCTGCTGAATATCATCGGCGTGGGGGATAAGCTGGCAAAAATCGAAAAGGAAGAAAAGGATCTGTATAACGAACGTCTCTATGTAGGACGCATTGCAGACCAGAAAGCGAAGTATGCAAAAGAGCAGCCGTATTACACGGATGCACCAAAAGACCTGGTATCCCCATCGGAGCTGATCAGGCAGCAACAGGAAATCCTTGCAAGGAATGGGGAAAACCAGAGAAAAAGAGAACGTGCGGTACAGCTTCAGGAAGAAGTGAAAAGAGCACATGCAGAAGTAAGCAGATTGGCAGAATTACTGGGAGAAGCAAAACAGAAGCATCTGCAGCTGGTCAAAGACCTGGATATTGCTTCGACCACGGCGAAAGATCTGACAGACCAGTCTACAGCAGAACTGGAAGCTAACATTGCCAACATCGAGGAGGTCAACCGGAAGGTACGAGCTAACCTGGACAAGGAAAAAGCAGAAGATGATGCTAAAGAGTACCAGAGACAGTACGCAGACCTTACAGGCAAGATTGAAGGCATGCGTGAAGAAAAGGCGAAGCTTCTGGAACGTGCAGACCTTCCGCTTCCGGATTTGTCAGTTAAAGATGGGGAACTGGTCTACAAAGGTCAGAAATGGGACAATATGTCCGGCTCTGACCAGCTGAAAGTATCCACGGCTATTGTAAGAAAATTAAACCCGAAATGTGGTTTTGTGCTGCTGGATAAGCTGGAGCAGATGGATATGGATACCTTAAAAGAGTTTGGTATGTGGCTGGAGGCAGAAGGACTGCAGGCAATCGCCACACGTGTCAGCACCGGAGAAGAGTGTAGCATCATCATTGAAGATGGATATGTAACTGGTCAGGAGATGGTGACCGAGGCACAGAAAGTAAAAAAAGAATGGAAAGCAGGTGTTTTTTAAATGGAGATTATCAGAGGTAAGATCCCGTGTGCAAAAAAAGTCGTGATCTACGGACCGGAAGGAATTGGAAAGTCTACATTTGCAAGTCAGTTCCCGGATCCCGTTTTTATTGATACCGAAGGAAGCACAAATTCTATGGATGTGGCAAGACTGCCGAAAGCATCCAGCTGGCAGATGATCCTGCAGCAGGTCGATTATGTGAGAACCCATCCGGAAGTATGCAAAACGCTGGTCATTGATACGATCGACTGGGCAGAAGCCATGTGCGTCCAGCATATCTGCGACAAGCACCGAAAGAACGGCATCGAAGATTTTGGTTATGGAAATGGTTATGTGTATGTAAAGGAAGAGCTTGGCCGTTTCCTGAACAAGCTTTCGGAAGTTGTGGAGGCAAATATCAACGTGGTACTTACGGCACATGCACAGATCCGAAAATTCGAGCAGCCGGATGAGCTGGGAGCCTATGACAGATGGGAACTGAAACTGGGGAAGAAAACGAGTTCCCAGACTTCCCCGCTGATTAAGGAATGGGCAGACATGCTGCTGTTTGCAAATTACAAAACTTTTTCTGTGGCAATCGATGACAAGGGGAAGAAACGAAAAGCCCAGGGCGGTGAGCGGGTCATGTATACCTCACACCATGCGTGCTGGGATGCCAAGAACCGTTACGGTCTTCCGGAAGAAGTACCATTTTCCTATGCATCCATTGCACAGGTGATTGAAGAAGGAAAAGCAGGATCATCTCCTGTCCCAGTCAAAACTGCGGCAGAAGAAAAGAAACAGGAAGAACCAAAGCCAGTGGTGACGGCTCCGGAACCTGTCAAGCAGAAAGAACCGATGGAACAGATGACAATGCCGCCGACAACGGAATCCACACCTCAGAAGACTGAGGAAAAAGGTTATACAGAGCCGGATCCAAGAATCCCGAAAGCACTCAGAGATCTGATGATAAAAGACCAGGTGGATGAGTGGAACGTCAAGAGCGTATGCGAATCAAAGGGCTATGTTCCTTACGGGACAGAACTGTGGGAATACGACACCGTAAACCCTGGAATCGTGGATGGACTTCTGGTGCCATGCTGGCAGCAGGTAAAGGCTGCAATCGATGCAATGTTGAATAGTGAAGAAATACCATTTAATTAAGATTAAGGAGGACAACAGCAATGAGTGAAGAATTAGGAAGAGAGTTTGGATGGGATGATGTCATCCAGAATGACGGACAGGAGTTTGAGCCGATTCCGGAAGGGGATTACGATTTTGTTATTGACAAATTTGAACGCAGCAGATCATCAGGAAGTGCAAAACTTCCGCCGTGCAACATGGCAGTCGTATATTTCCGCATCAACCATAAGGGAAGAGAAGTGACCATCCGCGAGAATTATATCCTGCACAGCAAACTGGAATGGAAACTTTCTGAACTGTTCTGTGCAGCCGGTCTGAAAAAGAAAGGCGAGCCGCTCAAGATGTGCTGGAACCAGCTCCCAGGAAAGACCGGAACGGCGAAAGTTGGTTTAAGACCTGGAACAAAGGATGCAAGCAAAATGTTTAACTTTATTGACAAGCTTTATGCGAAAGAGGCACAGGGATTCCAGCCAGGGAGATTTTAAATGGAATTACGACCATATCAGCAGGAGGCAAGAGAAGCCATATTTGAACAGTGGGACAGCGGGGTGAAGAAAACCCTGCTGGTCCTTCCAACCGGATGCGGCAAGACGATCGTATTTGCCAAGGTAACAGAGGACTGTGTCCGCAGAGGTGACCGGGTGCTGATCCTGGCACACAGGGGCGAACTGCTCGAACAGGCATCCGATAAGATACGGAAATCGACCGGGCTTGGCTGTGCGATGGAAAAAGCAGAAGAATCCTGTAAGGACAGCTGGTTCCGCATCGTAGTCGGTTCCGTACAGACGATGATGCGTGAAAAGCGGCTCAGTCAGTTCACGGAAGACTATTTTAATACAATCATCATAGATGAGGCACATCACTGCATTTCTGACAGCTACCAGCGTGTATTGCAGCATTTCCCCAATGCCCATGTGCTGGGTGTGACAGCAACACCGGACAGGGGCGATATGCGGAACCTTGGTTCCTATTTTGAAACGCTGGCATATGAATATACACTCCCTAAGGCAATCAAGGAGGGTTACCTGACACCGATCAAAGCCCTGACGATCCCATTGAAGATTGATATGAGTGGCGTAACGGTACAGGCGGGTGACTTTAAAGCCAGTGACATCAGCACTGCCCTGGATCCGTATCTGCAAGGGATCGCGGAAGAGATGCAGAAGTACTGCAAAGATAAAAAGACGGTGGTATTTTTGCCACTGGTAAAGACCAGCCAGAAATTCCGGGATCTGTTGAATGAATACGGATTCTGTGCCGCAGAAGTAAATGGAGACAGCCAGGACCGGGCAGAGATCTTAAAGGATTTTGAAGAAGGGAAATATAACGTATTATGCAATTCCATGTTGCTGACAGAAGGATGGGACTGCCCATCCGTGGACTGTGTGGTTGTCTTAAGACCTACAAAAGTACGCAGCCTGTACTGTCAGATGGTGGGGCGTGGCACCAGGCTGTCACCGGGGAAAGACCACCTACTTTTACTGGATTTTTTATGGCACACAGAAAGACATGAGCTGTGTCACCCGGCAAGCCTGATCTGCGAGAACGAGGAAGTGGCACAGAAGATGACTGAAAATCTGGAAAAAGAAGCAGGCATGCCGGTTGACATCGAGGAGGCAGAAAAAACAGCATCTGAGGATGTCGTTGCACAGAGAGAAGAGGCACTGGCAAAACAACTTGCAGAAATGAAGAGACGCAAAAAGAAGCTTGTGGATCCGCTGCAGTTTGAGATGAGCATCCAGGCAGAAGACCTGTCCGGGTATGTGCCAAGCTTTGGATGGGAAATGGGACCACCTTCTGATAAACAGAAAAACGCACTTGAGAAGCTGGGGATCATGCCGGATCAGATCGACAACGCCGGGAAGGCAGCTAAGATATTAGACCGCCTGGACAAGAGAAAACGGGAAGGCCTTACAACCCCGAAACAGATCCGCTTCCTGGAGGGAAAAGGATTCCAGCATGTCGGTACCTGGCAGTTTGAAAAGGCGAAGAACCTGATCGACCGCATAGCGGCAAATGGCTGGCGAGTCCCAATGGACATAGATCCTGGAACGTATAAAGGAGTATAAAAATGGAACAGAGAACGAGTCTGACGGAGATCATAGAATACATAAATCCCGGTGACCTGAACTACCAGGAATGGATCAATGTCGGGATGGCGTTGAAACAGGAAGGTTATTCCATGGACTGCTGGGACGCATGGAGCCGCAGGGATTCTGGACGCTATCATGCAGGGGAATGTGCAAAAAAATGGAAAAGCTTCTCAGGCTCTTCTTCTCCTGTGACCGGCGGGACCATCGTACAGATGGCATTGGATCATGGATGGGTTCCGGAACGAGGCCATGAACTGGAATGGGATGACATGATCCAGAACGATGACCATGTCATCGTGAATAAAGAGTGGCTGGAAGGAATGGAACTGCAGGAACCGCAGGAATGGAACCCGGCTGCAGAACTTGTCCGTTACATTGAAACATTATTTGAGGCAGGGGACAATGTCGGTTATGTGACTGGCAGCTGGGAGCAGAAAGACGAAAAAGGGACACGCTGGCTTCCACAAAAGGGCAGCTGGGACCGTACGGCAGGGCAGCTGATTGAACAGCTGAACGGATGCCAGGGGGACATCGGGGCAGTACTTGGGGATTATAACCCGGAGGCAGGAGCGTGGATCCGTTTCAACCCATTGGATGGAAACGGATGCAAGAACACAAATGTCACAGAATACCGCTATGCATTAGTGGAATCAGACCATATGGAGATTGAAAAGCAGAATGCCATTTTAAGGGAACTGGAGCTTCCAATCGCATGCCTGGTATTTTCAGGGGGCAAAAGTCTCCATGCAATCGTAAAAGTGGATGCTACGGACTGCAACGAATACCGGAAAAGGGTTGACTATCTTTATGAAGTCTGCCAGAAAAACGGGATTGTCGTGGACACACAGAACCGGAACCCTTCCAGGCTTTCCAGGATGCCCGGAGTGATGCGAAATGGAAAGAAACAGTTCCTGGTTGACACCAACATCGGAAAAGCATCCTGGAATGAATGGTATGAGTGGATCGAGGGAATTAATGATGACCTTCCAGAGCCAGAAGGCCTGGGCGATGTATGGGATAACCTACCGGATCTTTCACCATGTCTGATTGAAGGCATCCTAAGAAAAGGACATAAGATGCTGATCGCAGGACCGTCAAAAGCAGGGAAATCTTTCTTACAGATTGAGTTGTGCGTGGCGATCGCAGAGGGGAAGAAGTGGCTGAAATGGGACTGTGCACAGGGAAAAGTGCTGTATGTCAACCTGGAACTTGACCGGGCAAGCTGTCTGCACCGTTTCAAAGATGTGTATACAGCTATGGGTATAGAACAGCCACAATACCTGCAGAACATTGATATCTGGAACCTGAGAGGTAAGTCGATCCCTATGGATAAGCTGGCACCAAAACTGATCCGGAGGGCTGCGAAAAAGGACTATGTTGCCATCATCATTGATCCGATCTACAAGGTCATCACAGGAGATGAGAACAGTGCGGATCAGATGGCGAACTTCTGTAACCAGTTTGACAAAGTATGTACAGAACTTGGCTGTGCAGTGATCTATTGCCACCACCACAGCAAAGGAAGCCAGGGCGGTAAGAAGTCCATGGACCGTGCTTCCGGTTCGGGTGTATTTGCCAGGGATCCAGATGCATTGCTGGACCTGATCGAACTGGAGCCAACCGAAGCATTGATGCAGCAGGAAGAAAACAAGGCGATTTGTAACGCCTGCAAGATGTACCTGGACAGCCGTTTTGCATGGCAGGATGATTTATCACAGGATGATCTTCTGAGCTGCAATGCAATGTGGAATTACTGCGAAAACAATCTGGACAAATGGCAGATGATCGCACTGAGCAGCATGGTAGAGAAAGAAAAGGCAAAAGTAAGGAGCAAGACAGCCTGGAGAATTGAGGGGACGCTTCGAGAGTTCCCAAAGTTTGAACCGGTCAATCTCTGGTTTGATTATCCAGTGCACCGCCTGGATGAGATTGGAAGCCTGAAAGATCTCCAGCTTGAGGCACAGGATCCGCCATGGAAAAAGGGAACCAAGAGCAATAAAAAGAACGCAGCAACGAGAAAAGCAGACCGGAAAAAAGCCCTGGAAACGGCATTGGAGGGAAGCAACTTTGGAGACGAACCGACAGTAAGTGATGTCGCAGATTATCTTGGCGTATCCGTAAGGACGGCGAGGGATCGTATAAATGAGCATGGTGATTATGTCATTGAAGACGGAATCGTAAGAAAGAAGAGCGGAGGGGAAGGCTGAAAGTTTAGGCTTCCCCGCAAAGTGGAAAAGTGAGGGAAAGACTGAAAATAAGACTTCCCCTCCGAGGGTGGATGTTGCGGGAAAGACTGCTTTTTCAGTCTTCCCCCTGTTGCGGGGAAGACACATATATACTACGTATATATATTCGGGTTCCCCCTCACGGTGTCACGGGGGTAGGAGAGGGACGGGCCTTAGGGCTGCCCGGCCCCGTCTCCCTTCCCCCTCCCCGATGACAAGGGCACGGACAAAGAAAAAATGAAATTTAAGACTTTAAAGAGGTGAAGTGATAATGATTCAATTTTTTATGCCAATGGAACCGCCGACCGTAACACACCAGGAACATAAAGTTTCTGTGGTCAATGGCAAACCAGTGTTCTATGACCCGCCGGAATTAAAAAGAGCCAGACAGAAGATCATCGGACATCTGTGCAAGTATAAACCGGTAGACATGGAACCGTACCAGGAAGGTGTGAGACTGGTGACAAAGTGGTGCTTCGCACAGGGAGAAAAACATAAGGACGGAGAATACCGGATCACAAAGCCGGATACCGACAATCTCCAGAAGCTGCTGAAAGACTGTATGACAACCGTAGGATTCTGGGAAGATGATGCACTGGTAGCCTCAGAGATAGCCGAGAAGTTCTGGGCACGTATCCCTGGGATCTATATCCGGATTGAGGAGCTGCCATGACAGCGGCAGAAAAACAACAGCATTACCAGATCACAGTGGACTGTTGGAGATTGCTGCTGAAATACCAGGAACCGGTATCAGCACAGGAATACTGGGAGCGGCTTGTAGAAGACGCCAGGAAGATAGCAGAACGGTACGAGCATCTTCGTTTTGCAGAAAAGACAATCCTGGCTGTCTTAGAAGAAATAGATCGGATTTGGAGGAAGAACAGTGGAGAGATTAACAACCGCATATGAGCGGATTTTGGTAGCTGGAAGTGCAGAAATGCAATACGTGGCAAACGCATCAGATCTGGAGGTAGAAAGCAGATTAAGGGCATACGAAGACGCAGAGGAAGAGGGCAGATTGTTTGTTGTGCCGTGTAAACCAGGTGATGAGATTGTTGAGGTTGAATTTCCTGAATGGGATTGTTACATCTGCGGATTTATCGTCCAGGATGTCTCAGCGAAACAGGTCAAGTATGCAGATGAATGGGCTGACTGGGATGCCCCTTATCTGTACACGGACGAAAAAGAAGCACGAGCGAAAGCAGAGCAGCTGCTCCGCCAGAGGAACCGTCTGAAATCCAGATGGATCCCGGTAACAGAGAGACTGCCGGAAAATGATGATTATGTGCTGATGTCGTTTGAAAATTTTTCTCTTCCATTGGTTGGGAGATACGTGGACGATGAAAAATTAGGTGGTGCATGGTATCTGGGGGATTGCTTCGACGAAGATACCTGTCTGGCAAATGACCTGTTCGTCAATGCCTGGATGCCGCTGCCAGAACCATACAGGGAGGATGAAGAAGATGGGAAATGACAAGAACTGTAACACATGCAGATACCACGACAGCAGAGGGATCTGTGTGTGCCCGAAGAGTGAAGAGTTCAGAGATGTTACAGTGAACGCATACTGCTGTGGACAATACGAAAGAAGCTGGAAAAAAGCCATGGTTGAGGCGTTCATGAAAGGGGCGAGAAGATGAGCGATGAAAGCAGCTGGGAAGAACGCCAAACGGCGGGCACATTGTGTGTCCGGTATGCGAAGAAAGAGTATTGACCAAAAAAGGAGAACAGACAATGAAAGCAAGAACAATCAGAGAAACAGAGTACACATGGGAGCAGATCGAGGAGATCCTGGCAGCAGGTAAGGCAAGAGAAACATTCGGAGAAGATGGACAGATCACAGTCCAGGTCGAAGGAATTGGAACGGCCCTGTTGAATATCCTGGACTACGACAAGGACAAGGCTGCGAATCCAGACATGCGAACAATGACATTACAGTTCGCAGATCTTCCGTTCGATAAAATGCCATTCGATGAAAAAGGCTGTAACAAATGGGAGAAGTCCAGCATTCGCAGAAACATGAACAGCATCGCCTTCAAGGAGAGATTCGAGGAAGGGTTCAGAAGACTCCTGGTTCCTGTGCTGAAGGAGAACGGAGACAGAAAGGCAACACTGGACACGTTCTTTCTTCTGTCCGTGGAAGAAATGAAGGACGAAGAAAAGAAGTACCAGAGATTCAGATCAGAACGCGATTGCGTGAAAGTCAATCCGGAGCAGGAGACAGAGTGGCACTGGACAAGATCTGCTCACAGAGGCTACGCGGCCAATACGTGGAATGTGGCCGCGTCCGGCGACGTCGACTACATCAGTGCAGCGGGCAGCATTCGCTTCGCCCCGGCTTGCGTCATCGGAGCGAAAGCAATCAAATAATCAGTGCCCGCCACGCAGGGCACAGGAGATCGAAAGGGGCGGGAAGATGAGCGATGAAAGCAGCAGAAAAAAATGTAAAACGTAAAGCACATTATGATCATCTGGAGCAGAGTGTTGATGCTGATGCAGCCAGAAGATTCCATGAACCAGCCGCAGTAAAGAGCAAGATGACAAAACTGGCATCAGTCAAAATTATAGAACATTACATAGAACACACCGATGATGAAGACGGTGAAATCCTGGAAATAATAGCAAGGAAATGCATGAGGGGAGGCGATGCCGGTGGAGATGACAGAAAACGACAAGAAAAAGGAGTTCCTGCGAAGATACAGGGAATGTGAACGGAGGGAGCAGGAGATCCTGGAAGAGATCCAGAGGCTCCGGATGGATCAGATGTTCCCGTCGGTTGTCAATGACGGAATGCCAAAAGGCAGCCAGCAGTCTGATCTGTCGGATTACATGGTGCTGTTGGATGAGCAGATTGACCGGTTGAAGCAGGAACGGCTGAAAAAAGCAAGGACACGTGAACAGATCGACCTGGCAATCAGACGTATGGAGAACCCGGATGAGCAGAGGGTGCTGCGACTGCGGTATCTGTGGGGGCTGAATTGGAAAGAAATCGGAGAAAAAATGGGGTATAACGAAAGACAGCCCCAGAGAATCCATGGGAGTGCGTTAAATAATTTCAAGATGTCGTAGAATGTCGCACTCCACCTGTGATATAGTGTAATCAGTTCAGTTTGGGAATGATGCTGACATGATTGGTTCTTTTCATTTACCTCTAAGTATTTTGGCAACTGCCGGGTCTCAACAGCCCGGCAGCATCGGAACATAGCTCAGCGGCGAGAGCAGTCTCATGAGTAGACAAGGGCGAAGGTTCGAGTCCTTCTGTTCCGATTTCCCTGATGGGGACATATAAGAATCCTTTCTCAAAAGAATACTACATTTTCCGCAAAAAGACATCTGGCAATGCTGGGTGTCTTTTTGTGTACTCAAAAATAACAACAGAACAAAGGAAGGTGAGGTGATTGGCAAACAATGAAAACTTAGTGCCTTTTGACAAACGAAGCGAGAGTGAAGTGAGAGAATACGCCAGAAAAGGCGGCCAGGCATCCGGGAAGGCAAGGCGGCGAAAAGCAGAGTTCCGGAAGACGTTGAACGCCCTGCTGACAGCGGAAATTGACAACCCGGAGTGGAAACCGTTCCTGGAGTCGATCGGCTTGGACTGTACACTTGAATCTGCGATGCTGGCGGCTCAGATCCGGGAAGCGATGCAGGGAAACACCAAAGCCGCTTACTTCGTGGCTCAGTATGCAGGGCAGAACGGGGCGGCAGAGGAGGACATCCGCAACAAGGAAGCAGATACAGAGCTTAAGAAAGCGAGGAAACAGGCAGTCACAGGTGAGAATGAGACGGACGAGGCACTTGAGAAGCTGGATGCGATACTGAAGGAGGTGCGTGACAATGCAGTTGAGCAAAATGCAGAATGAATACATCGTGAACGCAACGCACCGCTGGAACATTAAATCCGGGGCAGTACGTTCCGGGAAGTCTTTTGTAGATACGGCTTTTGTCATTCCCTTCCGGATCCGTGAGAGGGCGGGAAAACCGGGGCTGAATGTGATCCTTGGCGTGTCGAAGGAATCCATCGAGCGAAACGTGCTCCAGCCGATGCGTGAGATCTATACCGATAAGCTGGTCGGCAACATCAACAACCGAAACATTGCAAGGGTATGCGGTGAGGATGTCTACTGCCTGGGGGCGGAGAAGGTCAGCCAGGTTGCCAAGATCCAGGGTGCGAGCATCAAATACTGCTACGGGGATGAGATCGCCAAGTGGAACAAAGAAGTGTTCCAGATGCTCAAATCACGACTCGATAAGCCTTACAGCTGCTTTGACGGGTCATGCAACCCGGAGCATCCTACCCACTGGCTGAAAGAGTTCCTGGACACACCGGAGCTTGATATCTACCTGCAAAAGTACACGATCTTTGACAACCCGTACCTGGATCCGGCTTTTGTGGAACAGCTCTGCAGGGAATACGAAGGCACGATCTACTACGACCGCCTGATCTTAGGACTCTGGAAGCGTGCAGACGGTTCGATCTACAAGAATTTTGCAGACCACCCGGAAGCGTTCCGGTGCGGGATCGTAGAACATCCCGGAAGCAGCCCGGACTGCAAGGAGTTTCGGAAGCAGGACCTTGTATCCATCGAGATCGGTCTGGACTTCGGCGGCAACAAGTCCGGCCATGCGTTCGTGGCAAGAGGGTACACGGACAATTACCGGGATGTGATCGCCCTGAAATCCCGCCGGGTCATGGCAAAAGAGAAAGACGACCCGATCGACAGCAACCGTCTGGATCAACTGTTCTGTGATTTCGTGCAGGATGTGATCGACCAGTATGCGGATGTTGTAAGACACTGGGATACCATCGAATACTGCAACGTAGAAACGGTCTTCTGGGACAATGCAGAAACCGTTCTGGGTAATTCCATCCGGAACGCGGTCGAGAAGCGTTTCCCGTGGATCAGCGTGAAACCGGCAAAGAAGAAACGTGTAAATGACCGTATCAATGCGACCGTCAGGCTTATGGGAGCCGGGCGGTTTTTTCTTACAGACGACTGCGAGAGCCTGGAAACAGCATTTTCGGATGCGGTCTGGAACAGGGAGAAACAGGATGATGAGCGGCTGGACGATGGCAGCACGGACATAGACAGCCTGGATGCGTTCGAGTACACCATAGAACGCGACCTGAAGGAACTCATCCAGGAGGTGGAGGATGTTTGATTTTGCAAAACGGATATGGAGAGAGGTGAGGAGATTGTTTGATTATACGACACTGAAAACAGCCCTGGGGCGTGAACTGACGCTGTCACAGTCCATGGTCGAAGCCCTGGAAAGCTGGGGCGGCATGATGGACGGGAAGGCACCGTGGTGCGTGGACCCGGTGGTGTCGCTTCGGATTGAGTCCGGTATCTGCCGCGAATTTGCGGATGCGGTGCTGGTTGAGATGGAAAGCTCCATCCTGAACAATGACCGGCTGGATGCGGCTTACCAGAGGGGGCTGTTAGACCTGAATGAGAACCTGCAGGACGGTCTTGGCTTCGGCTCTTTTATCCTGCGGCCGCTGGGGGCAGACAGGACCGAGTTCGTCACAGCTGATAAGTTCGTGCCGGTCCGCTTCGATGATTCCGGGAAACCGGTCGATGTTGCTTTTCTGACCGTTAAGCGGGTGGGGGAATATGACTATTACACGAAAATGGAGCGTCATTACTTCACGAACGGAAACCTGACGATCGAAAACAAGTGCTACCATTCCCTTGACCGGAATCACCTTGGTACACCATGCAGCCTGGATGCGGTGGACGAATGGGCAGACATCAACCAGGGTCCGGTGACCTATCCAGGAATGGACCGCATGGACTTCGGGTACTACCGCAACCCACTCAAAAACCGGATTGACGGTTCATTCTGTGGGGTGTCAATCTTTGACGCTGCTGCCGACCTGATCCGCAAGGCAGACATCCAGGCGGCAAGGCTCGACTGGGAGTATGAATCCGGCGAGCGTGCCGTGCATGTGGATGAACGTGCACTGAAACGCGGGAGCAGGGGCACACGGATGGCACAGCTGAACAAACGCCTGTACCGCGGCCTGAACATCGATGACGGCAAGGATAAGGAACTGTTGCGGGAATATTCCCCGGCGATGCGGGACACTTCCTACATTGCCGGCCTCGAGAAATATTACCGGAACATTGAGTTCACGGTCGGGCTTGCCTACGGTGACCTGTCAGACGTTCAGGAGATATCCAAGACAGCGACTGAGGTACGTGTCTCGAAAGCACGGAAATACAACCGTGTGACAGCGATCCAGGAGAACCTGAAAGAATGCCTGGAGGATTATGCCGCTGCCCTGGCGTTCTATAACAGCATGTACTATTCCGGTTATGAATTTGCCTGCAAGTTCAACGATTCCATCCTGACAGACGAAGACTCCGAACGGCAGCAGGACCGCCAGGACGTTTCTATGGGTGTGATGTCTGCGGTTGAATACCGCATGAAGTGGTACAACGAGGATGAGGCGACAGCCAGGAAGAACCTGCCAGTGCAGAACACCGTGATGGAGTGATGCCATGGCAGGGGAGAGGACAGCACCGGATGTGCAGCGGATGGGGTTGCAGGCTGAGAAGATCTGGAGGGAAGCAGAGCGGCGTATCATGGAAGATGTCATCCGCAGGATCAGGAAGACCGGCGAGATCACATCAACGGCAGACTACCAGATCAACCGGCTGATTGAGATGGGCAAGTCCAGGGAAGAGGTTGAGCGGATCATCAAGGAAGCACTGGGAGCGACCTGGGCAGAAATGTTTGAGATGTATGACAAGGTAGCGGAATGGGAATATGTCCGCAACCGGGAGATCTATGAACAGGTCAATGATGATTTCCTGGCACCAGAGGACAACAAGTGGCTGCAACAGATCACAGAGGCAGCCAGGAAGCAGACAAAAGACACGCTCGTTAATATGGCACAGAGCTACGGATTTTCAGTCCTGATGGCAGGGAAGCGGGTGTTCACACCATTTGCCGAGTACTACCAGAAATACGTGGACACGGCCATCCAGGACGTTGTGACGGGCGGCACAGACTACAACTCGGCGATCCGGAAAGTCGTCACCCAGATGACGAACAGCGGGCTGAGGGTGGTGGATTATGCTTCCGGGCATACGAACCGGGCAGACGTGGCAGCACGCAGAGCCGTCCTTACGGGCGTGAACCAGATCACGGCACAGGTCAGTGAGCACAACGCAGAAAAACTCGATACAGAGTATTTTGAAGTGTCCTGGCACCCATGTGCAAGACCAGATCACCAGACATGGCAGGGCAGGGTGTTCAGCAAGAAGGAATTAGGGACGGTCTGCGGATACGGAACCGTCACAGGATTGTGTGGTGCCAACTGCCGGCATACGTTCCACCCGTTCATTCCTGGCGTTTCCGAACGTCTCTATCCGGATGACTGGCTGGAAGAGCAGAACAAAAGAGAAGCCCAGACAAAAGAATGGAACGGCAAGCAGCTCAATGCTTACGAACAGACACAGCAGCAGAGGAAGATGGAAACCGCCATGCGTGCCCAGCGTCAGAAGATACGGCTGTTGCAGGAAGCCGGAGCTGACAAGGACGACATCATGCTGGAAAAAGCCAGGTATCAGGGACAGCTGAACGAGTATAAGCAGTTCAGTAAGAAGATGGGACTTCTGGAACAGCGTGAGAGAATCTATCAGGATGGACTGGGCAAGGTAGCGACCAACACGAAACAGCAGAACGCACGCTATACGCCGGAAATGATGCGGAATGCAAAGATTGATTCGAACCAGTATGAACGGTACAAGGAAGTGCTGAAAGAAGATGCTGGAAGTCTTGCGGATTTCAGGCAGATGAAGTATAATGACCCTGAAAAATGGAAGTTCGTCGAAATGGATTATCAAAGACAAAAGGAGCTTCTGGAACATCCAGAGCTTAAACTACCGAATGCAGAAACGGCTATTTTACCAGAGCCTAAGTTTACGAAATATCTTTTTGATGAAAACAGTCAAAAAGGGTATCCAAAGGGAAGAGCCTTTACAGATCGCTTGGGCTATGAAATGGGAAATTGGCAGGAACTTCAAAAAGCGTTAAAACAGGGAGCTGTGAAATATCCGGCTCAGTATGTTGATAATAATGGATACGGCGACAGATATGTCCAGAAGATGATTCTTTATGGTAAAAAAGAAACACCAGCAAATGTAGTTGTAGCATGGCTCAGGACGGAAGATGGCACAACAAAGTTGACTAGTGCGTACATTAAGGAGGCGAAGTAAATGCTCATAAAGGAATATGACACAATTCTTCTAAAAGATGGACGAAAAGCAGCAGTTGTGGAGATATTAGACGATACGCATTTTCTGGTAGATGTGGGTGATTCGCCTACAGATTGGGATACTATTGATGCAACTATTGATGATATAGTGAAAGTTATTGACAACTAAGAAAAATAAGTATTTACCACTGGTCTTTCGACTGGTGGTATTTTTGTACCCATTTTTAAGGAGGTGAGAAATATAAAAAGTAAAACCTATGAAGAATTTGTCGAGAAATTCAAACCGAAGAAAACGACAGACGACTGCTATACACCATCGGAGATATACGAAGTCATAAAGGACTGGGTGTGCAAACGTTACAATATTGATCCTGAGAACGTGATTCGCCCATTCTGGCCGGGCGGCGATTACGAAAAAGACGAATATCCGCCGGGATGTGTGGTGGTGGACAACCCACCTTTTTCCATCCTGAAAAACATATGTGAATTTTATCTGGAACGGGGCATCCCGTTCTTTTTGTTTGCCCCGTCACTTACGGCATTATCCGGCAAGACTACCTGGGACAGAATGAACCATATTGTGTGCGACTGCACGATCGAATACGAAAACGGTGCAACTGTGAAGACATCGTTTATTACCAGTTTCGAACCGGAAACGGTAGCAGAGACATCACCGGAGCTGACAAAGCTGGTGAATGATACAACAGAAAAGCTGAGGCAGGAAAATGCACGGAAATTGTCAAAGTATGATTATCCGGATCATATCGTTACCGCTGCCATGATGCAGAAAATGGCACGCTACGGCGTGCATTTCAGGGTAAGGCGTGAAGAATGCCAGCATGTGCGAAGCCTGGACGCCCAAAGGGCCATGAAAAAAACGATTTACGGGGCAGGGCTTCTGCTGTCAGACCAGGCGGCAGCCAGGAAGCAGAACGCAGAAAAGCAGGCAGCAGAAAAAGCAGCAGAGGATACCATCTGTTATGAACTTTCAGAACGCGAGAGGGAACTGGTGGAAGAATTAAATAAATCAACACTGTATTAAGAAAGCGAGGATAAGAACATGAAAAAATTATTTATCAGCCAGCCAATGAAAGGCAAATCAGACGAGGAGATTTTGAGAGAGAGGAAAAGAGCAATCCAGTGTGCGGAAAGACAGTTAAATGAACCGGTAGAGGTCATTGACAGCTTCTTCCAGAGTGCACCGGCAGACGCAAAACCGCTCTGGTTCCTGGGAAAATCCCTGGAACTTCTGGCGGGTGCTGATATTGCGTATTTCACAAAAGACTGGGAAGGAGCAAGAGAATGCCGTATCGAACACACTTGTGCACTGGAATATGGCATTGAAACAGTCGTGGAAGATTATTCCAATGACTGAATACTACACAGTCACAAAAGACGCAGACAGGCTTGCACCGAACTGGCTGGCGAGCCGGATCAATTACAAGACAATCAAATTATTATACCGGGACAAAGACGGACACGCAGAACTGAAAGGGGTGAAGATTGGCGATGAAGTGGCACAGACTGGCGATACGGTACAGTTCAACGGCAGACGGTTATCCGTAGAAAGGCGGTGATCCAGGTATCTCCCTTTAAGGCACGGGGTTACGTGTCTTATTTTTATGCCCTGCCATAAGGCGTAAAACTGGGCAGTTACCCGGCCGGAGGTCTAACCGGCTATATCCCACACCGCTGAAAGAGCGGTCAATAAAACATTTCAGGAGGAACGAAGCAATGAAAAATATCTATGAGATTCTGAAAGATTACGGTCTGGAGATCCCGGAAGAGAAAAAGGCAGACTTTGACAAGTCATGGAAGGAAAATTACCGCACCAAAAACGAGTACGACAAGGCAGTGAACCAGCGTGACGAGTACAAGACTTCACTGGATACGGTAAACGAAAAGCTCAAGGAGTTTGACGGCGTGGATGTCGCAGACCTCAAAGGGCAGATCACAAAACTCCAGGACGATCTGAAAACGCAGAAAGAGACGTATGACGCAAAGGAAGCGGAACGTCTGTTTACGGATTCCGTTAGATCTGCGATCAAGGAAGCAGGCGGCAGAAATGCAAAGGCGGTCATGGCACTGCTTGACATGGATGCCTTAAGGGAATCCAAAGACCAGAGTGCGGACATCAAGAAAGCACTGGATGCCGCAAAAGAGTCTGACGCTTATCTGTTTGGGTCAGATGAACCTTTCAAGAATCCGGTCGGACCGTCCGGCGGGAACGGCGGAACGGACTCGGCACTGGCTGCCATGAGGGCAGCAGCAGGTTTACCACCTGCGGAAAGCAAATAGAAAAGGAGAGATGAAACATGGCGAATACGATTGAATTAGCAAAAAACTATCTGGATATCATTGACGAGGTGTACAAAAGTGCATCTGTGACCGCAGATCTGACCAGTGATCCGAGCATGATGCGTGCCGGAGCAAATGTAAGCGAGATCTTATACCCACAGATCGAGGTCGGAGGACTGGGAAATTACGACCGCAATTCCGGTTATACTTCTGCGGCTGTATCACTGAAATGGGCAACCGCACGCTTCAATTATGACCGTTGTGCCAAACTGGAAGTAGATACGATGGACAACCAGGAGTCTATGAACCTGGCATTTACGAGGGCAGGAGCAGAGCTGCAGAGAACCAGGGTAGCACCAGAAGCAGATGCCTTTACCTTTGCGACCATCTGCGGATTTGACGGCATCACAAAGAAAGCGGAGAACCTGGCGGATGCAGAAGCATTCCTGAAAGCCCTGATTGAGGCAAAGAACGTGATGGATGAGGACGAAGTGCCGGAAGAGGGCAGGATCCTGTATGCGACCTCGACACTGATGAACGGGGTCATGGCACTGGACACAACGAAGTCCCGTGAGATCCTGAATGCATTCAACATCAAGAAGAAGGTGCCGCAGTCCAGATTCTATACCGCGATCCATCTGCTGGATGGAAGTCGGCCATTACACGAGAGGCACGGCAGCTTACGAAAAGACGAAGGATTCTTCGGTGGTATCCGGGAAAACCTACTACACACAGAGCGGCAGCAGCTATGAAGCGGTCAAAAGCCCGGCAGTGGGAAGCATTTCTACCTACTACGAAAAAATTTCGGAAGAAGGCAAGGACATCAACTTCATGATCATCCATAAACCGGCGATCATCAAATTTGATAAGCACATTGCGAGCGACATCATCCCGGCAAGCCTGAATGCGAATGCAGACGGCGATATCCTGAAATACCGCAAGTATGGCCTGGTGGATTACTACCGCAACAAAGCGGCTGGCTTCTACGTGTCACACAAAGCCTGAGAGGACGGGATTATGACACAGTATACCGATTATACATTCTATACAGGGCAGTATGGCGGTGAGCTGACGGAAGAGCAGTTCCGCAGGGTGATCGTGCCGGTGTCGGCACACATCCGGCGGATCACGTTTGACCGGGCAGACAGATCCATGGAAGAAGTGCAGCATGCCGCCTGTGCGTGCTGTGACCTTTTGTACGCAGACCAGGCAGCGAAAGCAGAACACCAGGGCAGGGAGGTCGCATCAGAAAACACAGACGGCTATTCTGTTTCGTATGTGCAGGAACAGGGCGGCAAAACCGCCCAGGAGATACTGGCGGGCAAGATCTACCAGACGGCGGCGTTGTACCTGGAACCGACCGGCCTGTTGAATATGGGGGTGTATGACGATGCTGACCAACACTGACGCAACCCTCTACCACCGCCATTACAATCCGGCAACCCGTCTGGATGAGTGGGGGAGTACATACATCCCGGCACTCTGGTGGTACGAGGCAGAACAGTCCAGCGTCACCACGGAAGGCAGGAAGACCGCGGACACTTTCACGGTCCGCATACCAGATATAACAGTCCTGGTAAAAAAGGATGATTACCTGGTAAAAGGTCAGTGCAGCGTGCAGATGAAGACGGCGAAAGACCTGGCCGGCACAGAGCATTTCAAGGTGTCGGCGGCAAACTACAACCGGTATGGCGGCAATCCGCACATCAGGGTGACAGGGGGTGCATGATGGCAGAGACCAGGAAAACGTTCCAGATCCGGCAGCCGCAGGACGTCCGTTACAGCGGACATGGCAGCGGCGGATTCACAGCAAGCCTAGAATGGGATGCCGGGCTTGCAGCAAGGCTTAACGGAAATCTTGCCAGGGCACAGACCTACGTGGATCAGACATGTATAGACCGTATGGAACCGGAAACACCGTTCCGGAGCGGTGTACTGAGGGAAGCGGCAACGCTTGGCACGGTTACCGGTTCCGGTCTGATCGTGCAGTCCACACCATATGCCAGAAGACAGTACTATGAGCACAAAAAGCAGTCCAAATGGTTCGAACGCATGAAGAACCGGCACAAGGACAGCATCCAGAAGGAGGCGGGTAAAATTGCATGTGGAAAGTAGCATCATCGAGAGCATCCGTACATTCTTCCTGACCTGTCCGTTTTTACATGACGGCCGGGTCAACGTGGATTACCTGGGCGAGGAGATGAGTTACTCCATCGACCCGCTCCCGTGTGATCCAGTGATCCAGAAATATGTGGATGGCGGGAAAAAGAAACAGTACCAGTTTGCGGTTTGTTCCAAGGAAACCTATGACGAGGATGCCAGGGTGAATATCGAGAACAGCGGCTTCTACCAGGGGCTTCAGGAGTGGCTGGAAGAATCCTCGGACGATGGGGAACTTCCGGAGCTGGCAAACGAAAAACAACATGCAACAGCAGTTGAAACCTTAAACAGCGGTTACCTGTACGATGCCGAAGCTAATCTTGCTACGTATCGTATCGAGTGCCGCTTAATTTATGAACAGGAGGCTTAAATTATGGCAGAAAAAAATAATAAAACGAAATTAGTCAAGAGAACCGGCAGGGTGTCCTTCTACGGCGTACCGGCCAGCGATGGGGCAGAGCCAACAGAATTTACCCGTATGGAGAAGTTCACGACACTTTCAGAGTCCAAGAACCCGACCACCTATGAACGCCAGTACGTGGACAAGGATTCCAGCGACAGCGACGTGACCGGTTACGGCACCTCATGGTCCTATAACTTCGACATGCACGAGAACAACCCGATCCTGATGGACATCGCATCCGTGCACGATGACGAGCTGACCGGGGAGACCAGGAACATCGTGGTCGTGGACTTCTTCGACAAGGGCGAAGCGACCAAAGAGGATGAATTCGTGGCAAGAAAACGTGAGTTCTCCATCCTCCCGGATGCATCCGGTGACGGAACCGATGCACTGCAGTATTCCGGGTCGTTCGGCGTGAAGTCCGAACCGGTCAAGGGCTATGCCAAGGTTGCGGCAGACGGCAAGAGCTGCACGTTCCTGGAAAAGCCGACCGTAGGCTGATGACCTGTGAACCCATTATATGAACCACTGCCGAAAAGCGTTGAGGTTGGGGGCGTCCTGTACCCGGTCAAGACGGACTTCCGGGCAGTGCTGAAGCTGATCGGGGAAGTGAAGCAGGCAGGGGAGCCGGGCAGCCGGCTCTTTCTGATCCTGCGGTTATACAAAAAAGAGATTCCGCCGGACATCCAGGGAGCCGTCCAGGCAGTCACGGATTTCATTGCCGGCATCCGGTCAGCAGAAAAGGAAAAAGAGCGTGAAGGCAGTGGAAAGCAGACGTTCAGCTATGAGAAGGATGCACCGTATATCGTCAGCGATTTCCAGAACTATTACGGCATTGACCTTCTAGCCTGTAAATATCTGCACTGGCAGAAGTTCCAGATGCTGCTGGAAGGCCTGCCGGATGATTCCGGCACGAAAACCCGCATCGGCTACCGTTCGATCGATGCCGGAAATATCAGGGACAAACAGGAACGCCAGCGGATCCAGAAGATCCAGCGGGCAATATCCCTGGAAGACGAGCGGGATGAGGAACAGATCGGTGACCTGTTCGCGGCTGCGATGTGGGGAGACTGATAAGAAGATGGGAGGCAGGAAATGGCAGACGGAACACTAAGATTTGACACTGAGATTGACGAGAGTGGATTTCAGAAAGGCTTAAAGCGGATTGAGCAGGCGGCGAAAGGTGCAACGCAGCAGACTGCCTCCGATGCACAGGACGCGGCAAAACAGGCAGAGCAGGCCGTTTCCCAGGCGGCAGATGAAGCAGGGAAAGACGCAGAAAAAGCGGCGAAGCAAGTAGTTAATACGCTGGAAGAGATACAGGATGCGGCAGAAGACGCGGCGGATGCGATCACAGATGCGGCAGAAGATGCCGGGCAGGATGCTGCAGAGTCCGTCCAGGACGCTGTGGATAATATTGTGGAATCTGTGGAAGAAGCCGGCGAGAGTGCAGCAGAAGCGGTAGAGGATGCCATGTCGGACGTTGCGGACAGCGTTTCGGATGCGGCGAAAGATGTCGGGGACAGTGCCTCTGACATAGGTGACAGCATCGGGGACGGATTCGAAGAAGGGACCGACCAGGCAAGCACCGCCATTGATGCCCTTGCACAGGCTCTGCTGGCTGCCGGGGTAACTGCATCTGTCAAGGCGATCACGGACGCACTCATGGACTGCACACAGGCAAGCATGGAGTTTGAGACGGCGATGGCGAAGGTTGGCACGATCGCAGACGAATCACAGAAGCCGCTTGGTGATATGCGAAACGAGATCCTGGCATTGTCCAGCGAGACCGGTAAGAGTGTCGGGGAACTGGCAGAAGCGACCTATCAGGCTATTTCAGCATCGGTAGCGACCGAGAGTGCAGTTGATTTTGTCGGCACAGCGAATAAGTTGGCTGTTGGTGGATTTTCCGACACCACGACCGCCGTGGACATCCTGACGACCGCCATCAATGCCTATGGTATGTCGGCGGATGATGCTTCGAAGATCTCAGACGTTCTGATCACAACGCAGAACTTAGGAAAAACATCCGTTGCACAGTTAGGTGCCAGCATGGGCATGGTCATCCCACTGGCGGCGGCGTACAACATGAACCTGGAAGACCTGGCAGCCAGCTACGCATTGCTGACCGCCAACGGTACGCAGACCGCACAGGCAACGACCTACGTCAAGGCGGCACTGAATGAGCTTGGAAGCACAAGTTCCGTTGTTGGATCAACGCTCAAGAAGCAGACCGGCAAGACTTTCGCGGAATTGATGGCAGAGGGCAATTCACTTGGAGATGTGCTGCAGGTACTGGCCGACAGCGTGGACGGTGACACGACCGCATTCAACAACATGTGGTCGAGTTCCGAGGCCGGCGTCGGTATGCTGTCCATCCTGAACAGCGGAACGTCCAAATACAACAGCCTGGTGCAGGCGATGGAAGGAAGCACCGGGGCGGCAACCACTGCATTTGAGAAGATGTCAGAAACCGGGGAATTTGCTCAGCAGCGTTTCCAGAACGCCATCGAGAACCTGAAGATAGCGATCGGTGATGAGCTTGCACCGGTGCTGATGGAACTCCAGCAGAGCGGGGCAGATGCGATGGAATGGGCAACGGAGTTCGTCAAGGAACACCCGGAAGTAGTGGCGGCAGTCACGGCACTGGCAGCAGCCCTTGCAGTACTGGCAGCAGCACTGGTCGGGTTGTTGGTCGTTCAACAGGTTACAACAGCATTTACGAAGTTTTCAGCGGCACTCCTTGCGAATCCAGTCGGTGCGGTGGCAGTAGCCCTTACAGCCCTTACAGCGGCAGCCGTGGCATTCGGGGCGGTCATGAAAGACCGGACATCGGAGTCAGTAAAGAACCGGAAGGCGATCGAACAGTGCAAAGATTCCTACGATGAGCTGAAAGACAGCATGGAAGAGCATGCGAAAGAGAGAAAAGAAAACATCAAAAGTGCGAAAACAGAAGCGGCTACCTACCAGAACCTTGCGGACAAACTCTACGAGCTGGCGGATAAAACAAATAAAACAGCCTCAGACAAAGCACAGATGAACACGATCGTCGACCAGCTCAACGGGGCCATGCCGGAGCTTGGACTTTCCATTGATGAAACAACCGGGGCACTGAACAGGGAGAAATCCGCAGTGGATGCCGTGATCGATTCCATGAAGCAGCAGGCACTTGCAAATGCTTATCAGGAACAGGCAAACAAGGCGGCTTCTGATCTGGCAGAGGCACAGATCCAGCTGTCAGAAGCGGAAGAAGTGCTCAACGACCTGCGGTCACAGGCAGTAAAGAAGATTAACGAACATAACGCTGCGGTACAGGACGGCACGGAATCCGTGCAGGAAATGGCGAGCAGTTACGCAGCAGCCGGTGAACCGGTTGACAAATATGCATTGCAGCTGAACGCCCTGAACGGCCAGATAAAAGAACAGAAAGAAGTCGTTGCCGGCTTACAGGGGACAACTTCGGAAGCAGATGAAAGATACAACAAAATAGCGGAGAAAGCTTACGAGTATAAAACCGCTGTTGAAGAATCAAACCAGGGCGTGGCAGATTCTGCAACAGAAATGTCCGATGAGGTCAAACAAGCCTACGAGGACATGAAAACGTCCATCCAGAACAACTTGAAAGGCGTTGTAAATGCATACGAAGATTTTTCGGGCGGTGAAGAGATTTCAGCAGGAGATGTAGTAACACATCTGAAAAGTGCAGCAAATGGTGTAGATCAGTGGGCAGATAACCTGATAACCCTTGCAGGACGTGCCGGAGAGGGCATGACGAAAGAATTTTTTTCATATTTGGTTGATCTGGGACCTCAGAGTGCAAATCTTGTCAAAGCATGCACAGAAATGTCAAAAAAAGAATTACAAGATGCAGTGGCAGCATATTCTGAGAGTGGTGGCGAAGCGGCAGAAGCCTATTCAGAGAAATTAGCTGCCATTATAACCAACTGGGACAGTACTGGTCAGGAGATCGCACAGGCGGCAGGCGAAGCCGGAGAGAAGAGCGGCAAAGAGCACACGGAAAAAGCAAAAAGCGGGATCGAATCCGGCCAGAAGGAAGTCACGGAGGCGGCCAAGAAAGGCGGAGAGGAAGCCGGAAAAGAGTCGCAGAAAGCAACCGCGGACGGAATCCAGCAGAATTCCGGGCAGGTGTCACAGGCGGCGAGCAGTTCCATCCGGAAAGCGGAAGACGCAGCACTGGGATATTACAACGGGTTCTATAACGTTGGTGCGAACCTGATGCGTGGAACCGTTGCCGGTATGACAGCCAATTCCCCGGCAGTCGAAGAAGCTGCAAGGGCAGCGGTCAGAAATGCAGTTACCGGGGCAAAAAAGGAAGGCAACATAAAATCCCCATCCCGTGTCATGCGTGACGAAGTTGGTGAGATGCTGGCGGCAGGTATGGCAGTCGGTATTGATGAAGGCAGCGGAGATGTTGAAAAGAGTGCCAGAGATCTTGCAAAAGTGTCTGTAGATGCCACCAAAGACGAGCTTGGTATCCATTCTCCATCTAAAGTTTTCAAGAACAAGATCGGAAAGAATATTGTCAGCGGTGTGATCAAGGGCATTGAAGCCGAAGTCCCGAAGCTGAAAAAGACCATGAAAAAGATGTCAGAGGAAGCTGTCAAAGCAGCCGGTGAAGTGGATGCGGCAAAGGGCGGTTATTCTGAAGCGGCGTCTGCGATCATGGAATCCATCACCAGCGGGCTTGACAAGCGTCAGGAACTCCTGGTTTCCAAGCTGGATAACAAGATTGACGGCTATGTGGATAAGGTTGTAAAAAAATACGAAAAACTGGCCGAAGACAAGAAAACAGAGGCGGGCAACACCACGGATGCAACGCAGAAGAAAAAGCTCCAGGAAGAAGCAAAAAAGTTCCGGAAGAACGCCAAAAAAATCAAGAACTATGCCAATAAATACACATCAACGTTCATGGATGCCCTGAAAGAAGGGACAGAGAAAGCTTACAGTAAGATCGAAGACGACTTAGACAAGAAGCTGGACGAGATCGCAGAAAAGTACCAGAAGGCTTACGATCGGATCATTTCTTTTCGGGACGACATGAAGAAGAAAATGTCGGATCCGGCCAATATGTACGACCTGGACACCCAGCTGACACAAGTCGAGCGGTATCAGGAAGGTCTGAAAAAGCTCAAGGACAAGATACCGGAAAGCCTGATGGACCAGATCCTTGGCATGGACCTGAACGAGGCAGACAACTTCGTGGAGCACCTGAATGCGATGTCGGAAGAGGAGCTGGAGGCGTACAAGAAGAAATGGGAACAGCTGCAGGGTTCGTCCGAAACCTACAGCAAGGAATTTTTCGAACAGCGTCTGACAGACACAAAAGCCGGATGGACGAAAGAAGTGGAAGAGGCAGCCAAGACCGCACAGGAAGCAACCGAAGAAGCCGGAAAGGAGATCGCCAAAAGCCTGATCAAGAGTCTGAATGGTGAAAAAGAAACGCTGAAAAAATCCATGCGGGGCATTGCAAAGGATATGATCGAAGCGTTTAAAAAAGCGTTTGGGCTTGGAAAATCAAATAAATCCGCGAAAAGCACGAAAACGTCAACAAATGCAAATGGTACCACAACTTCGGGCAAGACAACGGCAAAGAAAAAGAAAAAGAAGGCAAAGGGCACCGATGATTCTGAGCTGGATCTGGAAGCCCTGAAAGCAAATGCGGCAAGTAAGAAAAAAATACAGAAGCTGGCAAAAAAAGGACGACTGTCTGAGGTGGGCAAAGTACTGGAAGCACTCCCGACACCATTCGAGGATACTGAACAGAAAAAGGCAGCATTACAAAAGCTGGATCCGAAGCTGTTGGCATCCTTGGACCGGTTCGAGCAGACGGTTAATCAATTAGGCAATTTCATAACCGTTTCAAATGCAGGCAATGCATCGATAGGGAAACTATTAGAAGCGGCAAGCAACCAGACAATACAGTTACAGGCAGAGCTGCATACCACGGTCGACCTGGATGGAAGGACGGTGGGCAAGGCGGTCACACCCTACGTCAATGAAAACATGAACACAATACGGAACCGGCAGAGGAGGGGAAGCTGATGGATGTACAGATCGGAAAGTATAAAATGGGCGATTTTGGGCTGAAACTGCTGGGTGTGGACCTTGGTACGCCGTCCGTCCGGAAAAGTACCGTGACCATCCCCGGTAGGAACGGTGCACTGGATCTGACGGAAGCCATTACCGGTTTCCCAGTGTACGACAATGCAACACATAAGCTGACGTTCGACTTCAAGGACGGCACTTACAGCACCTGGCTGTCAAAAGCCAGTGACATCCGCGGGAAACTGCACGGCAGGCGGCTCCCGGTCATCTTCGGGGATGACGGCTATTATTACGATGCCAGGGTAAGCGTGGACAGCAGCAAGCTCAACCAGCATTACAGTCAGATCGTGGTCACACTGGATGCAGAGCCGTACAAGCTGGCACGGAAAACGTCACTGGATGACTGGGAATGGGACAGATTCAATTTTGAAACGGATATCATCAGAGACTATAAAAACATCCCGGTACCGGGTGAAATCACGGTCGTAGGGGATGTGATGCCGACGGGGTGTGTTTTTGAAGCTTCGGCGGCGGTCACAGTGACATATGACGGAAAAAGCTACCAGATCCCAAAAGGGCACAGTACGGTGCCTGATATCCTGATCACAGAGGGCATCCATACCATGCAGTTTAAAGGGGATGGCGGCACGGTTTCCGTAGAATACAGAGGGGGCAGGTTCTAATGTATAAGATCACGCTGGATGGTTCCTACCTGTACCATCCGTGGATAAGAGGCCGCTGCATTACGGAAGGGGCACTGACTCAGGAAGTCAACAAAAACGGCTCCTGTGATGTTTCGATCGTCCTGGACCATCCGCTTGCGGCATCCGTCCTGCGGCGAAAGTCCATGCTGGAAGTAATCCGGTTCGGCCTGACGGGCAGTGAGAAGACGATCTACCGGGGCGTTGTGATGAACACCGTCGAAGACAGGGATCTTGAGATGGAGATCCAGACAGAAGGCGACCTAGTATTTTTTCAGGACAGCATCATCCGTCCATTCCACAAGACCGGCACGGATGTACCGGGAAAGACAACGTCAGGAAATTATTTCAAGTGGCTGGTTAAGAAGCACAACGAACAGGTGGATGATTTCAAGCAGTTCCTGATCGGTCAGGTGACTATTACCGGGGAAGCGGCAGATCGGGAGCGGAACGATTACAGCACCACGAGGGACATAATGGATGAACTCGTCGCAGAAAGCGGCGGGTATATCCGAACACGAACCGTCGGCGGTGTGCACTATATTGATTACCTGGCAGAATATGAACAGGCAGGCGGCCAGGATATACGGCAGGGGCAGAACATAATTGATGTTACCAAGAACGTCAAGACGGATGATCTTGCAACGCGTCTGATCCCGCTCGGGTCATCGACATCAAACAACGAATGGCCGGTCACAATCGCAGGCGTGAACGATGGCAAGGACTACCTGGAAGACGCAGCAGCTGTCAAAGAATACGGCATCATCACGAAGACCGTGGAGTTTTCCGAAATACAGGACCCCACGAAGCTGAAAGAAGAAGGCGAAAAGGCATTTAAGAAGATCAACGGGGTAAATCTGGTGACAGAATTATCTGCAATCGACCTGTCGGATGCCGGTTATGATGTGGATATGCTGCGGATCGGTGAAAAGGTTTTTTGTGCAGCACCCACGTACAACATACAGCAGCAGCTGCAGATCACGAAGAAGGTGACAGACCTGTTAAAACCGGCAAACAGCAAGGTCACGCTTGGCGGTACGGCATTAACATACACACAGCAACAGCTGCTGGCAGGGCAGGGGCGTGTGAAGTACACAACAGTAACGGCGATAACGAATGGGCAGATTGATGAGATCTGCATTTACAGTTAAAAGAAAGGAAGAAAAACATTATGGCAAAATTTTTGGATACAGCGGGATTAACTTATCTTTGGGGCAAGATCAAAACAGCATTATCAGGGAAGGTAGACAAAGTAAGCGGTAAAGGACTGTCTACGAACGACTATACGACAGCAGAGAAGAACAAACTGACAGGAATCGAAACCGGTGCGAACAAATATGTGCATCCGAGTTATACGGCGAAAACAAACGGACTGTACAAAGTGACCGTGGATGCAGCCGGACACGTATCTGGTACGACACCAGTTACTAAGACAGATATCACAGGCTTAGGCATCCCGGCATCAAACACGACCTACTCTGACTTCAAGGGTGCAACAGCTAATGCGGCAGGTACACACGGACTGGCACCGGCGAAAGGCGATACGGGTAAACTTCTGAGCGGTAAAGGAACATGGGAAGCCATGACAATGGCCTATACTGAGGAAGATTACACGCAAGCATCTGTTGGTCTCACTTTCGCAGGAAGTACCGTAAAAGCAATTATTCCAGTTGCAACTACTGGTAATATGGGTCTCATGCCTCCAGCGATGTTTTCAAAACTGAATGATTTGCCAACAGAGGCAGATTTATCTGGTATCTATGCGAAGAAATCCGACATTACAGGCGTGTATAAGTACAAGGGTTCCCTGGCAGATGTAACAAAACTGCCGACTACAGGGCAGGTTGCCGGTGACGTATACAACCTGGAAGCAGCATCTGACTACGGCCCGGCAGGTACCAACGTGGCGTGGGACGGCAAGGCATGGGATGCACTGGGCGGATTGTTTGTGGTCGATGCACTTACCAATGCCGAAATTGATGCAATCTGCGTGTAAAGTGAATTGATATAAGGAGGAAGGAACATGGCATATCTAGATAAGGCGGGGCTTACTGAGTTATGGAAGAAAGTGAAAAGTTATGTGGATGCCAATGGCGGAGGAACACCGACAACGATTACAGGAAATGCAGGAACAGCTACAAAACTCCAGACAACACGGGCAATAGATGGCGTTAATTTCAATGGTACGGCTGACATTGCCCATTATGCCGTGTGTTATACGACGGGATCGACCGCCGCAAAGACGGTCAGCCTGTCGAACTTTAAGCTGGCAGCTGGTGCAAGGGTGTTTGTGCGTTTCAGTTATGCCAACACCGCTGCAAATCCAACACTGAACGTCAATAGTACAGGGGCGAAGCCAATCTATTACCGGAACAGCAACATCCCTGCAGAGCTGATAGATCAGTACACGGTTTTGGAGCTGGTCTACAGCGGATCATACTGGTTTGTAGTCGGAAATATGAATATCCTGACCAAGGGCGACAGCATAAATATTGAATGTTTCACGGCTGGCTATGTGACATCCGCAGGCAAGGAAGTGCAGTTCTGCATTCCGGTATCGACACCGATTGTCGGCTGCAGTTCTGTTAGCATAGCATCGGCAACCGGACTGCAGATCCGGCAGAATGGGAATTATATTTATGGTGGCAATGCATCCACGCTGATAGCGGCATCGTCCTACCGGGGCGTTGTCAACCGTAATATGGTATCTATTGCCGCAACGATGCCGAATACAACCAACGCAGTCAACAATGCACCATGTGGTGTGCATGCGGCATTGAAGCTGACATTTTCATAGGAAAGGGGAACAGGAATGGCTATAACAGAGAACTTAAAAAAGATACTGGCGGCAGTCTACGGGCGGGATGTCCGGCAGTCGATCCATGACAGCATCCAAGAATGTTACAATAACGCTGAGGCGTGTAAGAGTTATACAAATGAGCACGTAAAAGATATGGAAACAAAGATGGCAGGTATTACAGGACAGAGTAAGGCGTTGATGGCAAAAACACGCAAGGATGTCCGGAATGTACAGGCAATTTTTTCAGTAGAAAAAACAGTGTCTATCACAGACGGCAAACTGTGGGAAGCACAAGATGCTGGCAGTTCGTGTGTACTTATGGAAGGGGCAAAAACACAGTGTACAACACTGAATGTACAACGAGGCGAACGGTATATCATACATACGAGCATGGTATCACGAGCCGGTAGTGGACGCGGAAAATATCCGATTATTTTTGCAGTTGATAACAGCAGTGCCGGATTCACAATGGTTTCAGCTGTAGAAATCGAAGAAGAAGGGGACTGTGATTATATCGTTACTGTTCCGGATAATGCAAAGTATATGATGATATCAGCCAACGAGAACGGCGAAGGTATCTGGGTGCGAAGAATCAATGTTCTCACAGAGTAACAAGAAAGGAAAGACTAACGAGGATGAAAAAAGAAATGTTATGTACAGGTATTGGAGCAGTCGGTGGGGCGATTGCTTCTTTTTTTGGCGGCTGGGATCAGGCATTGATGACGCTGATCATTTTTATGGCGATCGATTACATATCCGGTCTGATCGTTGCCGGGGTATTCCACAACAGTAAGAAAACGTCAACAGGGACATTGGAAAGTCGGACAGGCTGGAAAGGTCTGTGCAGGAAATGCATGACGCTGCTGTTTGTTCTGGTGGCGTACCGGCTGGATCTGGCAATCGGTGTGGATTACATCCGTGATGCAGTGATCATCGGGTTCATTGCCAATGAATTAATCAGCATCGTTGAGAATGCCGGACTGATGGGCATACCGCTGCCGGCAGTGATCGCCAATGCGATCGACATACTGACACAGAAAGCAGAGAAAAAAGGGGACGCATGAGCGTCATCTGAGAAAGGCGGTAGAGACTATGAACAAGATTAACCGAATGATTTCAAATTACAATTATAATCCAGGCAATATTTCCAGGATCAAATATATTGTGATCCATTATGTTGGGGCATTGGGCGGAGCACAGGAAAACTGTTCATATTACGGCGGTGGTAATCGTGGAGCATCCGCACACTATTTTGTCGGTTTCGCCGGCGAAATTTGGCAGTGCGTGGAAGATCGGAATATCGCCTGGCATTGTGGGGCGAGCAGTTACAAACATCCGGAATGCAGAAACGCTAATAGCATTGGGATTGAGATGTGTGTGCGAAAGAAGAACGCGGCGAGTCTTGGGGCAACAGATAAGGACTGGTATTTTGAAGGAGCAACAATACAATCTGCTATTGAGCTGACCAGATACCTGATGAAGAAATATAACATCCCTGCAGATCATGTCATTCGCCACTATGATGTGACCGGAAAAATCTGTCCAAATCCGTATGTATACAATACAGGTACGTACACTTGGGATGCGTTCAAGCAAGCTATTTCCGGACAGAATGGCGACATTCTCCCAGCCACCAGCAAAACATGGTACCGTGTCCGCAAGACCTGGAAGAACGCCAGCAGCCAGATCGGAGCGTTTCAGACGCTCAAGAAAGCCAAGCAGTGTGCGGATCAGCACGCCGGTTATCATGTCTACAATGATGCTGGAAAGAAGGTATACACATCAAGTAAACTCCCATACAAGGTGCAGCCCAAAAGCAGTAACGTCCAGATCAGGACGGGACCGGCGAAAACTTACAGCAATGTGAAGAAGCTCCAGCCGGGAACGTACGTGATCACCGCGGAAAAGAACGGATTTGGTAAGCTGAAAAGCGGTGCCGGATGGGTATATCTGAAGAAGGTTGAGAGAGTGTAGTAGAATGGCGACATTGCCACCTTTTTGCCACCGACAGAGAAATGTAAGATACAGAAACAAAAAGATTTAAAGATTGAACTATTGCATAAACATAGATTTTTAAGTATTATTGAGGATGTGCAGGGCGGTGTAAGACTTAACTATTAGACCTATAGATATACGGTGCACGTAGAAAGTGCAGTAAAACTTGTGAGGGAAAACCAACGAATAGAAACAAGGGTGAAATAACAATCCGGAATTTCCGGATAGTTCAAACCG